ATCAACATAAAATGCGTCTTCAACATCCTGATTAAAATAAATAGATTTCATAAAGACAATATGTCTAACAACAGAGCTATCTATTGTTCTCTTAACAGATAAATATACTTGGTCTTCTGTACCGCTTGGTATAGCAGTGATGCTTTCTACAACACCGCTACCGCCTAAAGGATGTTGATGCCATCCGATTGTGTTGTTTGCTGGGTCATAACTAAGCCCTATTAATGTGCCATCGCCTCTTACAAACCATAAAACAAGTTCTGGCTCTTGCTGCCAAACCATGTCAGTTAGACCGCCTCTAGCAAGATGCTCACCTAATACAGTTAAATCCCTTCCTACTAGACCGTCTGTGTCTAAACTAAAGGTAACTTCTTTTACTTTCTCGCCACCTTTTTGAATCATAATGGTACTAGCGCCAGCTCTAAGTGGCCTTACATTACCAGAACCAAATGTAGTTTCTCGTAATACGTTTACATTAGTTGGTGTAACAGCAGTAGTGCCTGTGCCACCAGATAGTGTAAACTCTGCACTGGTAGTCATAATCTGTAAGAAACGTCCTGGAATCATATGTTTGATAACATTAACTTGGTCAGATGCAATCGTAACATTTATAGCTGCATCATCTTCTGTGCCAGGTGTGTGGTTCTCAAAGTCTGCTGTAACTGAGCCAAAGATTGTCTGTGGCTGTCCTGTTGTTCCTGCTAAATATAAACGCTCTTCATAAAATGCGATTGCTCTTGGAAAGCCTTGGTCTCCACCAAATGCGCCTAATGACCATCTTGTTGTGGCATTTCCAGAACCTACAACGTGGTCTGGTAAAACTGAATTTCCGAAAGCGTCCTCATCAACAACAGCAGTCACACTAGTTGCACTGGTATATACTGTTATCTTTACAGAGCCAAACCCATCGTGTTGATATTCCCAATCAATATTACCGTAAGTCTCTGTGCCGCTTAAATGCACAGGAGGTGTATTGCCAGAAGTCTCTGTGCTTCCTGTTACCTGTTTATAAACGTGTCCATTGTAACGCACTGTATCATTGTTTGCGTAAGATGTACTAGCGGCCCATTCATCGTGATGTGTTTCTAATAATTCTCTAAATCTAACAAGACGGCCTACATCATCGCTGGAAAACAAATCAGCAGAAGCTGTAAGGGTTACCGTGCCTGTTTGTGCTGATGCGTATAAAGTTGTGGTAGTTATATTCTCATCAAGGTAAGGACCATCAACAAAGTCAATGTCAGTAAGCGTAAAGCTAGTCGCAGTTGTTCTTGTTAGTTTTGCAGGAGCGTGGTCTTTATGTACCAAATATAAAACGTCAGCAGATTGAACAAAGTTAATTTCAAATATATCTGTAACACTGTAAGTTGTCACTACTTCTACAGGGCTACCACCACTTTCTAGGGGCTCACCATCTTTGAAGAAGCGTATATAGTTAGCGCCAAACTCAAGCACATAAGCCTGTTCATCACTAAACTCAAAGTTGATTAACCTTACTTTACCGCCACTCTTAGACGAGCCAGCATAGTAAGTACCTGGCCTTCTGGTTATGCCACCTTGCGGAAACACAAGCATGTTCTGTAATGTTTGAGCGCCAGCGCTGTATTTCTGTAAATCAATCCTACCCTCAAGGCGAGGCGATAACTCACCAGCTTGGAAGTTGGTAACAATGGAGGATACTCGCGCCATTTTAGAACCTTATATTTACAAAATCGTCTGCAATAATCTTATCTGGCATACCTTCCATAGCATCCATAGACCTAGCCTCTGACAGTCTTGTTTGGTACAACTGGAACATTTGCTGCGCAATAGAGTTGCTACCAGTGATTGCATAGGCTATTTCTGATGCTAATTTATGTGCGATAGTGCTGGAAAGCAAACTGTCAAACTGTTCTGGGTCAGTAACTCTTGATACATATGTAATCTTGCAAGTACCTTCGTTAGATAATATTTTTCTGCCCTCAATCTTATACATAACTTGTGAGTCGTAAGCAGATATTTCGCTATCTACATTTTCATTCCAAAATGACAATACCCTTAGGCAGTAAGGATTAGTCGGTAAAGTATATTGATAGGTAAAACCAAACTCAGGAGCAGTTGCATTTTGCGCTAAAGTAGCTCTAGCTATTGCTGCATTCCAAGGATGCGCCCTTAGCACTTGGTCACGCACTGTGTCATAACGCCTATTACATAATCTTGCTTCTTTTGAGTTTTCGCTAAGTGCTGTAATGGTTGATGCACCTAACAGGTCAATCGCCTCATTACATATATCAACTACCGATGGCATGTTTTATTAACCTTTCAACCTTTACTAGCGCACCCTGACTAACATTGCTATCACCGCCAGACATAACCCAGCCTTTTTCTTTGTGTAGCTCAACTATTTCTTTCAGGGCTTTTGTAGGCAATATTACCACATAACCAGTGCCTATGACAAATGCCCAATACTCAGCTTCTGTTCTATCTATGCCAGAGGGCTTACCTCTACAAAAAAACTCCACAAACACCTTACCAGTTTGCGAAGCTCTAAAATCTCTTTTAACTTCTATTGTTTTTCCAGACAGCAATTCGCCTAACCACTTCTCAGCTAACTGTCCTACTTTCAAATCATATTTAAAGTCATTGTTATATTCCAAGTCATTTCCCCAGACTGGAAGTAGAAAGGGGCGGCATAACCGCCCCTAACATATTAGTTTACAATGTACTCAATGATAAACGCCATATCACCAGCAGAACCACCAGCAGCATTAAATGTTGCTGCTACGTAGTAAACATCGCTTGGGTCTGAGCTTTGACCAGCTAATTCCCAAACTTGTTGTCCTGTGGTGTTAAGGTTTAGCACGTCATAACGAACTTCTGTTACACCAGCTCCATCAGCGATTGTTGTTGCTAATGCGTCTTCATCGATTGCATCGGCATCGCTTGTTGCTGTTGTAGGGTAGAAGCCTACGTTAAAAGTACATGAACCACCAAGGCTGTCTGAGCCAACACGTACAGATAATATTGTCGCATTAGTTGGAATTGGAGCAAGCATTACGATATCATTATCGTCACTATCTCCAGTTCCTAAAGCAACATTACCCTGTGCGATACGGACTACACCGCCTAGTTCACTTGGATTGTTTGCAACTTGTGGCAGAGCGACAAGGTTTGCAACTAAATCTGAATTTTTAATACCCATAATCTAATTCCTTTCCTTACGCTACGCCATCTAAATCGTCTTCATCACACTTGATGCGAACAACCATGTTCTCTTGCATACGAGTAGCACCAATGCTCATGCAGTAGTAAACTTGAGTTGCGTAACCTTTGTCAGCACGCTCATCAATTCTTGCAGAAACATCTTTGCCAACACCTAGCGCAATACCTTCTTGCGCGAACGCAAAGCAAGTACGAACGTTGTCGCTATCAGCAGATAGACGGTTAGACATGATAAAGTTGAAGCCCATGAACTCATTAATCTCACCCTGTACAAGTGCCTTAACAGTGTTGAAGTCACTTGATGTTACACTGGTGTCAGCAAGCAAAGATTGAATCTGGCTTGGGCCAACAACGATGAAACGTGGGATTGATGGGTCAACGTCAGCTTGGTCAAGCAATCTCTTTGCTTCACGTAGCTTAGTTAAGTTCATGTTTGTGTTAGCACCACCAACACTTACAGCAACATCTTGGTTTGTGTCGAAAGCTGTGCTTGTTGAGCCAGTTTCGCCAGTAGATGCAGCAGCGTCAAATGCTGTGATAATAACATCGTCCATCGCACGTCCCATAGCAGCGGCAGCCGCACGAGCGTATGATGAAGTTGGGTCTATCAACATGCGAACCTTATCTTGGTCATCAATTAAGTCAGCATATTCATAGTCGGCTAGTGATAGTCTACGTCTCGCATGAGGCGTATCCATTTGTGGTGTGTCGGCATGGCGGCTGGTACGCAACTGCGCAGTAGCAACCCCTACCTGGTCGATGAAAGCATTTTTTCCAACAACATTCTCAATACGCACAGCATCACGCAGACGGCTTCCCATCTGTTGCGCAAGCATCTGCACGTTTGCAGAATACTGTTGTACAAATGCGGTAGTTACTTGTGTAGACATTTTAAAGCTCCTTTATTGTCACACTATTGCATTTATACACTTTGCGATGTGCTACCCTTACGGACACGTCTGGGCTTTTGAGCTGCCGTTAAGCTATCGTCTTTCCGATTGTCTTCAGGACGGCAAGAACATAATTTACCGCTACCCTGGCAAACCCAATCCCAAACCTTATCGGCTATTGGAATCGGATTCAAAATGTCGCGCTGGGTGCAGTTATCTACAACCATACGCATAACCTCTATTCTGGCGTTCAGGATTGTTTCATCATCCATGAATCATACCGTATAATTCTTGCACTCTTTCAATCTGTTGTCTGTGCGATATGCTGTTTTTATCCCAATAAGGGTCTTTTGGATTAGCCATAATCGCATTAACTTCAGCTTGTGCCTCCGCTGGTGTCATAGCACTACTAGAGGTTGTATTTGAAATCGTGTCTTCGCTTGTTACACTTTGCCTGAAATCGGCAATATTTGCAAATGCTTTGATAAACTCAGGATGGTTGCCGAGCTTAGTGCCATCTGCTAATTGCCATTCTAACATCTCAGGATTGCCGTACTCTCTTATAGCTTGACCAGCTCCAGATATTTTTTGCTCGTAAGCCTGACCCCATTCTTTCTTAAGGTCATTCTCTACTTGCTCGCGCTGGTACTCAATGTTTTGTACAGCTTGCTCCTGCGTATTTGTTGCTAAACCTTTATAATATTCTAATATGCCGCTAGCTTGCTGTGGCGTTAGGTTAAGTTTATGCGCGACATCTTTGTACGAATTAGCCGCTTCTTCTGTAATTATATTACCATCAACTGCAACTTCATAAGCATCTGGCGTTTCTGGCTTGCCAAGATAGTTGTAAATCTCACTTAGTTGTTCTTCAGATGGGTTCTTAGGGGCAGCAAGTTTATCTGCACCTATAAGTTGTTGTGCGTTAATATATGACTTAGCCAGATTACCTACATCTTTAATAGGCGATAGACTTGGGTGGTCTCGTAAATCTTCTGGAATCATATTATAAAAATCGTTACCAGAACCGCCTTGCGCTACTTCTGCTGGAGTTTCCAACACAGTACCTTGTGACTGGTCTACCTGTTCGACAGTTTCTTCAGACATTATGTCTCCTTAATTATCATTTGATGGATGTGTAATATTGTGGCACGCTTGCCCTCTTCAAATGTAGTGGCATAAGCATCGCCAGCTACATAACTTGTCCAGTGGTAGTTACACCGCTTTTCAAGGTCTTCTAACACCTTCTTTCCAGACTCACTGCTGAAAACATCGGTGTACATTTGTTTGAGTTTTTCTTGCTCTTTGATAGGGTCAACCATTATTTTTGAACCATCCTAACTGCTTGTGCTGCTTGAGCTGTATCTGCTACATCTTGCGATAAAGCCTCACGCTCTGCCATTTGTTGTTGCATAGCCGCACGTTCTTGTCTTACCTGATTTACTTCTCGCTGTGACTTCAAGGTAGTCTTAGGAACGCCAAGCGCATCTGTAACATGCCTTACTAATCCATCAGGGTCGATATGGTCTCCAACAGGTAATGCTTGTGACAATGGC